ATGCTATGGAGAAAAAATTAAAATATGATCAAACAATAGGATTTGCTTCGGTTGAAAATAAAAACCATGTACGTTATATAATGATTGGCTCAAAACAAACGTGGAAAAATAAAGACGATACTTTTTATAATGAATTTGTGGTTTTTGGTAAAGATAGTAATGATTCACGTTCTTACATATATGATATTCAAAACGAATATGCGTTGTTAGGACAATTTTTAAAAGAACAAGGATTTAAATGGCATCGATCAACTCCTATAGAAAATAGTTCTATGGATAAATTATTTCAAACTGATTTATATAAAAATACTTTAAGTCCTTATATGGAAAGAGAAAATAGTGAAAAAGAATACTTACATTTATTATAAATAACTATTATGGCATATGTATCAGATAAACGCGGCGAAGTTTCTATTACTTCTTCTAAAGTAAGTCGTTATAGTGACTTAAATTTGCAAATGATTCCGCATCCTTTAAAGAAAGATATTATTCCTTTAAAAGACGATGCTGCAGTTAAAAACGCTGTTCGTAATTTGCTTTTAACTAATTTTTTCGAAAGGCCTTTTAATTCTACCATGGGTGCAAATTTAAGAGGTTTGTTATTTGAACCAAATGATGCAATCACAAGATTAGCAATGGAAGATGGTATTCGAAATGTTTTAGAACAGCATGAACCTCGAATAGAAAATATTAATATTCTTGTAGAAACAACTGCAAACGAAAACGAATATAGAGTAGTTGTCGTTTTTAGTATTAAAGAAGATGATTCAGTACAAGATATAGAAATTAATTTAAGAAGATTAAGGTAAAGTATTATGGCTTCTAATTTAAATGTAACAGAACTTGATTTTGAACAAATAAAACAAAATCTAAAAAACTTTATGAAGTCACAATCACAATTTCAAGATTATGACTTTGATGGATCAGGATTAAGTGTATTATTAGATATACTTGCATATAATACTCATTATAATGCAATGTTAGCTCACTTTGCTTTAAACGAATCATTTTTAGATTCAGCTCAAATAAGAGGTAATGTTGTATCAAGAGCTGGTTTATTAGGTTATATACCTAGATCAGTATTATCGCCAAGAGCGAAAGTTACAGTTGTCATCGATGTGTCAGCTGCGACAAATACTAATTTACCTACTTCATTAGTTTTAGAACGTGGTACAAGATTTAAAACAATCGTTGATGGTGTTACGTATACTTTTTCTACACTCAATTCAAATACCGCGATTTTAGATACAGAAGGAACAGCTAAAACTTTTACCTTTTCAAATATAGAAGTTGCTCAAGGTATTATAAGATCATTATCATATAGAGTTGATAATGATATCGAAAATCAAAAATTCCAAATATCTGATAAAGATGCTGATACTTCATCTTTACGTGTTAGAGTACAAGAAAATCAAGGATCAACTTCATTTGATAGTTATCAACAGTTTACTACATTACAAGAAGTAGGTTCAGATAGTCAGGTATATCACTTACAAGAAAACTCAAGTGGCTTTTATCAAATATTTTTTGGTGATGGTATTATTGGTAAAAAACCAGTAAATGATAATATCGTAACTCTTGATTATCTTATTACTGATGGTGTTGCTGCAAATGGTGCAACATCGTTTGAGTTAATTAGTGGATTTCCAACACTTACAAATTATCAAACAACTGTGACAACTGTAAATAATGCATCAGGTGGTACTGAAGCTGAAACAACAGAGTCAATTCGATTTAATGCACCTATTACTTTCCAAGCTCAGGATAGAGCTGTTACTGCACAAGATTATTCTGCAATTATTCAAAGAAACTTTGCAAACATTGAATCGATTTCTACATGGGGTGGAGAAGATCAAATTATACCTGAATTTGGTAAAGCTTATATAAGTATTAAACCATTAATCGGTGATGCACTTACTGAAGCTGAAAAAACTTCTGTAAAAAATATTTTAATAAGTAAAAATATTGTATCAATTACTCCAGAAATTATTGATCCTGAATTTACAAATATTGAACTTGATGCTTTATTTAAATATAATCCTGCTCTCACAAGTAGGTCAAAACCAGCTATTGAGTCATTAGTAAAAGATACAATTCTTGATTATAACTTTAACCAATTAAATAAATTCGATGGTGTATTTAGACATTCAGAACTTTTAGGTCTTATCGATAATTCTGATCCAGCAATTACAAGTAGTACTTTGAGACCTCATATGTTTAAAACAATTACTCCTTCAACTGTAAAAGCAAAAAATAATTTTACTCTTACTTTTATTGGACAATTCTTTTTACAAGCTGGTACAGATTTTAATCTTTCAAGTAGTGCATTTAAAATTGGTGGTGTTGATCATTTCTTTGGTGATATTCCAATTTTAAATTCTACAGATACTCGAACAGTTGTTGTATATAAAGTGGTAAATTCTGTTAATACAATTGTTGTTCCAGATGCAGGATTAATTAACGCAACAACTGGTATTATTACTTTAAACAATTTTAATCCTGATGATACAACAGATATAAGAGTTACAATTACTCCTAAGTCATTAGATCTTGCACCAAAACGTAATCAAATAATTGATATAGAATCTTCACGTATATTTGTAACTGGCTCAGTTGATAATATTGCATTCTCAGGACCATCTGGTGCAATCGATTATCAAACAAACTCTAGATTGAGATAATTTATGGCAACTCAAAGTTTAAAAAACCTAGATTCTTTTTCTCGTGGTTATATTGAAAAAGTCACATCTAAAGTAGATTTTGGTACTACACTTCGTGGTACAATGAATGCAACTCCTATTACTGATGGATTACAATTTACTTTAACTGATGCTGCAGAACCAGTAAATAATCAGGCCGGTAGTGGTGGCACTAGTACATTTCAATTCGAAGATGCATCAGTCATAAGCGGTGTAAAAATTGGTCAGGTTGTTGCAGGTATTGGTATAAAAGGTATACCGCGAGTAACTGCAATTAGTGCTGATGAAAAAACAATAACAATCGATTTACCTCAAACTTTAGCGGCTGGAACTATTCTTACGTTTAGTGATACGAATGCTGGATTAGAACAATACAGTTTAACTGGTTCAACTAAACGAAGATCAAAAGAAGATATTCGAATAGAAGATTTAGTTCCTTCAGAACTTTTAGAATATGCTACAAGTCAAGCTTATGGTGATAATGAAACTGGTGGTATTCGATCATTTATAGAATCATATTATCAATTTTTAAATCTTGAAGAATTCCTTTATAAAGATGAAGTAACTCTTGAAGATATTGTAATTGATGGTACTGCAACTTTTAGAATTTTAGATCCTGATTTAAAAAATAATCAATTTTTTGTAAAAGGCCTTGTTGAAAGCGCAAAGTTTTTTGATGAAAATGATTTGCCATTAATTGTAGGAGATGAAACTCTTGCAGCAAGACCTTCTGGAACAAATATTACTTTAAATGATACTGCTGTACTTACAATTGGTAGATCTTATATCATTACTGATTTAGGATCAGAAAGTGCAGCAAATGTTAAAACTGATTTAGATTTATTAATTGAAGAAGATCTTCGTCAGGAATCATATGCAGTAAATGATATATTTGTTGCAATAAATGATGGTACTGCTTTAGCAAATGCAAACGATATTATTGTTCAAGAAATAATAGAACCACTTGCTGAAGTTGATATTCGAAGATCAAATATAAGAATTACAAATGGTAATAATTTGCCAGGCCAATTAGCTAATGCAGTAGATACTGGAAAAACAGTTATTATAAGCGAGTTACCTGCTCGTTTAAATAAGAAAAAATTAAAAATGACTACGTTTTTACAGTATTATGTAAATTCAAATCCATCATATCGTTTAAACACTTTAGAAGATTCTTTAAACATAAATGAAAATGATGAAGAATTTTTAGATATGATGCAAAAAGAAATTGCACCATCAATTTCTAAATCAACAAACGTAAATAAACGAGCTTTATATCAAAGACTTATAGATTTCTATAGAGTAAGAGGATCAAAAGATTCTGTTGAAACTTTCTTTAAATTATTTTTTGGTGATGAAGAAATCGAAGTTAAATATCCATGGGATAATACATTAAAACCTTCAGAAGGTAATTTCGATAGTCAATCTTTACAAGCTGCAGATTTTAGTATATCAGCAACTGTGACAGGTACAGGCGCTGATACAAATGGCGATATTTTTGGTTGGAGTGTTGATGTTGATGGTAATACTATGATCACTGGAGCTCCTAATGAAGATACTGGCGGCGCAAATAGAGGTAAAGCTTTTGTATACGTAACTGCTAATGATGGTGTTACTTGGACAGAACAAAAAGTTTTTCAATCAAGTTCTCCTGCTAATGATGATTTATTTGGTCGTATTAATAGAATTGAAGGAGATACTGCAGTCATTGCAGCGCCTGGCGGAGGTTATGTAGAAGTATGGGAAAGATTTGTAAATAGCTCTGGTAATCTTGATTGGGCATTTAATACTCGATTACAAAAACCTGATGGTGTTGGTACTGCACATTACGGAAGACAAGTAGAATTACATAATGGTTATCTTGCAGTTGGTGCGGCCGCTGTTACAAATGCCAATACAGTAGATGGTGCATTATACATTTATAAACAAGTTGGATCAACTTGGAATCTTAATCAAACTATACAAGCAGACGTAAGTTTATTTACAGCAAATCCTGATGGATCAAAATGCGAAGACGGTCAAAAATTTGGTGCGAGTTACGCAGGCCCTAGACATATTGCTATGTTAAATGAATACCTTGTATTAGGATTTCCAAATTATGGAGATACAGCTACAAATTCTGGTATAGCTATTATCTATAAAAGAGATACTGCTGGACAATATCAACAAGAAGCTGTAATTCGACCTTCCTTTGGAGAAAAAGCAAATGCTAGATTTGGTCAATCTGTTGATATATCAATCGATTCTTCTGATCAATTAATTGTTGCAATTGGTAATATGAATGGTGCAAGTATTGCTGCAAGAGTTCATATATACGGAAGATCAATTGAAAATGGAGCTGCAGCTTGGAATGAAATAACTGTTATTACAGCACCAACAAATAGACCTAATCGATTTACACATTTATTTGCTGCTTCACTTGCATTAAAAGATGACAATTTAATTGTAGGCGATCCAGGTTTAACTAGAACAACTGATCGTTCAGGTAATACAATCGTTGGTCAAATTGGATTAGTTCATCAATATGAAAGAAGCCAAGGTATCTGGAAAACTGAACCTGATGTAACAACTGAATCTCCAAATAGTGTAGGAAATGATTATTTTGGCTGGTCATTAGCAATATCAAAAGATACAAATAATTATATTATTGCTGGCCGCCCGATGAGAAATTCAACTGTGGCGACTGATGCTGGTAAAGTTCATGTATTTAATCGACCAGTACAACCGGGCAAATATTTAGATAGTAAAGGTCATTTATCTGATAATCAAAAACTTCATGATTCAGATCGTTTTCAAAAATTTTCATATGTAGTAAGAGCACCAAGAAACGTTGCTCAATGGGAGGATGTATATAGTAAATTAGTACATCCAGCCGGATTTAAATTTTTTGGTGAAATATTAATTATTACAAAACTTGTAAGAGACTTTTTAGGAGATAATAATCGAGAAGTTACAGTAAGTGGATATACTGATCCTTTAATTGCTTACGCTTCTTCTCCTGCATTTAGAAAAACTTTATCTTCGATGCCAGGTGTTCAGCCAGGTTATATAGGTGTTGAAGACGTTGGTTTACTTATTGAAGCTCTTGGATCTTTGTTTGGTCCACTTGGTATTGCAAAAACAAATAAAAATGCTAAACTTGATATTACTTCTGTTGGATCAAGTGGAGAAATTACAGGTATATCAATTGCGGAACGTGGTTCAGGATATGCAAGTGCACCAACAATTGCAATTTCAGGTGGTGGTTCAAGCGGTACAGCAACATGTACAATTAATTCTAGAGGTGAAGTAAATAGCGTTACAATTACTAATGCAGGTACTGGATATTCAATTGAGTCTGCAGCAACAATTCAAACATTAGCTCAAGTTTCAAGTTCTGGTACAGTATCTCAAATTGGTAAAGATAGTTCTACTACTTTAGGTTTATTCTTTGCATCATTTGGAAATAGAAAATTTAGAACATTACCAACAATTGTTATAAGTGAACCTGATGCAAGAGATGCAATAGGTACTGCCTTAGCAACAAACGTTCAAGCAACTGCTACATTTACTCATAGTAGTATAAGTGCTGGATCTTTTGTGATTGGTACAGAATATAAAATTACATCTGCAGGTAATACTGATTGGTTAGCAATTGGTGCACCTAATAAAAATGTAGGTACAATCTTTAGAGCAACAGGAGCTGGATCAGGTAGTGGTACAGCAACTGATTTTAAAATTACAGGATTTACAGTCACTGAAGCTGGTAATGGATATTTAAATGATCCAGAACTTACAATTGAAAGTAATCCTACAAAAGAAAAACGTGTTCCACAATATGAACACAAGAAAATTATTCCGTCGAACGTTATAGATAATTCAATTACTAGCGTAGTTTCATTACATCAAACTAGAGCTCAAATTGCAAATAATTATTATAATCGAAAAGATTATGGCCAAACTTCATTTATGAATGGAATTAAAAAATTTGGTGGTAATTATAACATAAGAGAGTTTAGTAATATTACAATAGAAGAAATGAATGGAACAACGAACGAAGGAACTAATATAAATAAAAATAACATTCAAACAACTATTTTTACTGATTCAGTATAGGATAAAATTATGGCAGCAATCGTCTCATCAAATTTTCGTTCATTGAATGCACAAAATTTCAAAGAAGATGTAACAGCAACGGGAAGCAATGTATACATCGGTCTTGGAAAACCTAGTGCATGGACAACATCAACAGGTACAATTACCGATAGTACACCACCTTTACCGAGTGATGATATCGATGATTTAAACGTAGCACGTAAACAGCTTTTAGGAATAAAGAAAATAGCTGATGATGATATATCACATGTATGCCCAAGGCATGATTGGACAAGTGGTAGAACTTACGTTGCATGGGATTCAAATGATCCAGATATTTTTGAAAAAGCTTTTTATGTTTTAACTGCTGATTT